TACTACTACTACTACTACTACTACTACTACTACTACGACTATTACTACTACTATTACTACTACCATTCAAGTTGCCATTGTCTACCTCAAACTGCGGGCCGCGTGCTTTTGTAGTCAGAGATTGATGGCGACTTCGCGAGAGCCCGCTCCGCCCCTCGCGGAGCCAGCTCCGACGGTGGCTGCGTCCACCGCTGCGCGTCGGCGGCGGGGCCAGACCCGGCAGCCGCTTGGCTCAGCCGTCGTGTGAGGTCCTTCGTCGCTTGTTCAATGCCGGACATCGAGACACCGGCCAGCTCGCCTGCACGTTCCAGAGTCTGGATCGAGGCCACCGTCGTGCCCAATGATTGCGCCAGCTTGGCCTGTGCATCGACGGTCTGCAGCCCCGAGCGGACCATGGCGACGCCTGCAGCAGCGGCAGCGGCCACGGCGGCAGCGGCAGCGATCGCGACACGGCGGGAAAACGCCGCGAGCCGGGTGTTAGCCGCTTCCATCTCCCGACTAAGGCGGCCGAAACCACGCGCCCCAGCCTCGCCGACACCTTCCAGCTCGGCGCGCACCTGTCGGCCGCCCACCGCAGCAAGGCGGACAGAAACGCGCTTCTCAGCCATTGGAATGATCCATCTGTTCGTTAAGTTTTGCGACCATCACCGCTTCGATGACGGGCAGCAGTTCGGCCATCGCCAGAGGTGGGATTCCGAGGGCATCACCAAGCGCCAGTGCCGATGCCATATCCCAGCCAATCACCGCGCCCGGCAGCACGCGGAGCTGCCCGCCGAGACGGCCGACGAGGTCCCAGACCTGCCAGCCCTCGAATGTCAAAGGCTGGTTCAGCCGCGCCGGGCAGTCTTGGCAGCTTTGCGCGCAGGCTTGGCAATATGCTTCACCCCCGCCGAAGGACCATTCGGCGAGAGCGCGGAGCCGTTTTTTTCCTGGTCCAGCAGCAGGCCTTTGGAAACGTAGGTCAGTTGGAAGACCTCGAAGATCGGCCAGATGTCGAGAAGCGCGTCGACAGCGTCGGAACTGGGGTCGATTACGTTGCCGTCTGCGTCGCCGATGCCCTCCCAAGCAAGGACTGCCCGGCGCGCCAGCGCTTTGGCAAAGGCAACTGCGCGCTCCTCGTCAGATGCCTCGTCTGGCACGGCCTCCACGCCGGGGTCGCTGCGCGTCGCAACCATCAGGGCCGTGGTCAGTGGGCGCAGCTGCACCCGCACGCCGGGCGCGAGATCATGCCAGCGCGGCTGGTTCGTCAGGTCGAGTGTCAGCATCAATATACCTCAATGTCGTTCAATAGGGTTGCGGTGCACATCCGGCCGACCGTGCTGTCGCGTGCGGCCTGCCAGTCAAAGGTGGCCTGCACCCCCTGCGGCCCGGAAATCTCGATCCGAGGGCGCGGCAGATAGACGGCGTGCACGGTGAAGATGAAGCTCTCGCCAGACGGCAACACATAGGCGAATTCGAACTCGCAGGGATCGCCGTTGATGGCCTGTGTCACCAGCGTCTGATCGGCGAAGCGCACCTCTATGGAACCGGTCAGAGCCGCAATGGACGGGTCCGCGCCGTCGATGCGGCCGTCCGAGCGGATGGTTTCGATCCGGTCAAGATTGTTGGCGTAGGTGATGTCGGCTGAAACGACATTGCCGAGTGCGGTGCCATTGCGGGTGATCGCGCCGTTGAAATGCCCGAAGCGCTGCAATTCGAGAGCGGCAGGCGTGCCCGCACCGGTGGTCGTTCCGACCGTTTCACCCTGCGCGACCAGCCGCGCGGTCGCGGTCAAAAGGCCAGATCGCTGCATTTGCCAGTTGATCTGGTCGAGCACGCAGCCGGAATACATCGCAAAACGAGGGATCTCCGGCATGCCGGTCTCGATGGACATGCTGGGCAGCATCCATGCACCAGACTGAAATTCATGGGTCCATGGACCGGTTCCGGTCGTGGTTGGGTCACCAAAGGCTGCCTTCAGCCAGAACCCGAAAGCTTCCGCGTCGAGCGGCACGACGACATCACCATCGGCCGTCACAGCATCCTTGATCGGTGCCAGCGGATCGCGGCCATAGCCAAGCAGTTCGGAGTTTAGCAGCGGCTGCTCCGCGCCGAGCGACGTGCTGGCGAAGGGCATTTTCGTAAAACCGCCCACGGGGGGCGTTCCATAGGTCGTCTCAAACGCAAGCGCCATTTGCGCCCGCGCCCCTTGGGCTCGTGCCATCGTGTTCTCCTTAGATTGTCGGGATCAGGCCAGCGGGTCGGCCGTTGAATAGTGCAGCACCACCGGAACGACAGCAGCCTTCAGGCTGGCCGCGCCTTCGACGGGCAGATCGACCGGGCGCGGCGCTTCGGCTTCGACCCAGTCGCAGAGGCCGCCCAGCGTGCGGTCGGCCGCAATTGTCGCGCCGATGCTCGCGGTCAGCGTGTCGAAGGCGGCGTCACGGTCGGTGCCCTGCACGACGGCCTCGATCTCGGCGCGGTGCTGGTAGTGGTAGCGCAGCGGCGACAGCGTCACCTCGGGCTCCCCCGGCTCGCCGTCACGCAGTATCAACAGGCCCTCAGCTAGCACGCGCTCGGGCAGCACCTCGCCGCGTAGGGTTGTGGCGGGCAAAGCCGACAGCCGCGCATGCAGCGCGGCGAGGATGGTTTCGCGGGATGTGGGCATCTGCCTATCCGGTTAGAACTTCGTTTTGAATCTGGAACAGTCACTCGACTGGAGTTATTTTACAGTTCTACAAAGCCCAGCCAATCTCTTATGAATTCGGTTTCTTCAAATATAGCGGGCCGCCTTCATTGCTGATGAAAGGAGAACCGGCCGCAAATCTCTCCATTGCTTCGCTGTAAGGAAACTGAAAGAGCGCTCCCGGAAAGCGCATCGCGAGATCCGATAAGGCGCGAGCAAGAACACCCTTGCGGCGAAAGTCGGGGGCGATCCAAATCCAACCGATCATATAAGATACGTTCCGGAAGGGAGTTTCCGTATAGATCCCTGCGCCACCCAATGCTCGGCCTTCATCATCCGAGAATATCGCTCCGATTGCACCGGGAGGAACTTGATTTCCTATTGGAGCCCAGTCAGCTTGATCGTATCCCATCTCACGTTTGAAGCGGCGTGCAATGCCATAGAGCTTTTCGTGGAGAAAATTCTGATCAGTCCGCTGAAAGATAACAAGTCCACTTGTTGGGTCCACCAGGCCAGCGAGTCTTGGATCAGGAATTGGGTGGTCTGGTGAAGTGAATTCCTCGTGATACTTGGCGTGGAGCATAATGTCCTTGGGATGATCCGGGACATACGAATAACCGCAGTCAGGGCATTTTACTTGCACGAAAGGTTCCATTATTGATCTCTTGTTGGCCTGCGCTTGAAGAACAGTAGGACGAAGGACGCATTCCTTGTCGCGCGAACATCGCAAAATCGCAAGGTCGTGCATGTGTGCCATCAAGTCAGCCGCCCCTCCACCCAGTTCGCCACAATCAGCCCCGGGATGCTGTCGAGCGCCCGCTCTGCATCCCGGTCGAGGTTCAGTCGCTTCGGCAACTTCACCTGCGGCACAAGCAGGAAGATCGGCGCTGTCACCTTGCCGCGTCCAGTCTTCGAGCGAGAGACCACCGCCTGACCCTTGGTATTCAGCCGTCCCTCCGCCACAAGCAGGCTCGGACCCGTTCGGCGATAGACGAACCGCAACCGCAGCCCGCGCCGCCTTTCCCATTCGCCGGGGGTGATCCGCCCGCCACGCGTGGATTTACCGGCGGCGGGCAGCGGGATGGCCAGCCAGAACCCGTCCTTCGAGCGGATCAGTGGGCCGGTATCGTGAGCGCCGACGATCACTGGGGCCTTGGACCAGACCAGCGCTGCCGCATCAAGGCTTTCACCCGACCGCGGGAAGTTCTGGTTGCGGATCGAGTTGGAGAGCCTTCGCCCTAATCCCGCGCCGGTGATTTGAGCGCGCCAGGCCGTCTTCAGCCCGGTCCCGGCCTCGCGCATAGCGGCCGTCACCGCGCGTTCGCCCGCAGCGACCTCGGCTGCCATCATGGCGACGATGTCGGGATCGATGTCGAGCTTCAGTCTCACGCGGGCCTCAGATCGACGGTCCAGACCAGCCGCTCGCGGTCGCGGACGGGCTCACCCTGAATGAGGAAGGCGTCACCGTCCAGTTCCAAGCGGTCGCCCGGACGCGGGGTCGGAACCTCAGCGATACGCAGGTCAATCCGGGTCGTTTCCGACCAAAGCCGTGCGTCGCCGAAGTCGGTGATCGCATCAGCCTGCCGCGAGACGACGCGCACCAGCATGGGCGCGCCGCCATCGGATGTGTAGACCGCCTCTCGCCCGATGTTCTGATCGGTGAACAGCAAGTCGACGGCGGCCGCAAAGGCAGACATTACGTCCGCCGAGCGCTGCGCAGCACTTGTGGGCGAGTGCAGATCGGCAGCGGGTTGCTCTCGATTTCGAGCCGCACCCATTCGTCACGGTCCCTATCGGGGATCGTGCGCGCGTAAAGCGGCAGTCCCAGAGTATTGACCGTCTCGAAGGTGTCGGCGGGTGCGTGATAGATCTCGAAGAGGCC